AAGTACAGAGTGGCGCATTTAGCAGTCAATCGGCTATCAGAAAAGCAGTAAAGCAATTAGGTAAACAAGGGGTACAAACAGTTAGATATCCAAGTGGACACACAGATCAAGTTGATGTGGCAGTAAGGCGCGCGGTAATAACTGGTGTGAATATAACGTGTGCTAGATTACAACTAGAATTAGCAAACGAAATGGATTGCGAATTAGTAGAAGTTACAAGTCATTTAGGAAGCAGACCATCACACGCAGAGTGGCAAGGCAGAATTTATTCGATTAGAGGGGCTACTTCAAGGTATCCCAATTTAGCAGAAGCAACAGGATACGGAAGAGGTGATGGCTTATGTGGATTTAACTGTAGACACAACTTCTACCCATTCTTTGAGGGTTTATCTAAGCCATTAGGAAATCCTCATGACACGAAAGAGAGTGAAGCTTACTACGCTTTAAATCAACAGCAAAGGGCGCTAGAAAGAAACATAAGGAAAAGCAAGAGAGAGTTATCGGCTATAGATGGAGCATTAGAAAATGCTAGGGATACAGAACTTAAAGCTCTACTTGAAAAGGACTTTATATCTAAATCATCTACATTAAAACGCAGAGAGCAGAAGCTAAACGAATTTATCAAGGAAAATGATTTAACTTTAAGAAGAGATAGGGTTCAAGTAGGTGGGTTTGGTAGAAGTCAAGCACAAAAGGCTACATGGGCTAGTAAAAAAGCTTAAAGGGGTGATTAAGTGGTTCAAGTATACCGAAGAAAGCAATTCAAAGTGTATAAAGTAAATAATTGCTTTATATTGCACAATAGCGATAAAGAGTTTACAGATGGCCATACGCATTTAGATAGCATCAAGCAAGCTAAATTATTAATACAACTATCCTTGGAGCAGAGAGTCCCTAATCACCTATCAAGATATCTATTGGTTAGCTTAAAGAGGGTAAACAAGGGTAAGTATGTAAACAGGATTGATGAATTACTTGTAAACAAAAAACGCAAGCAACAATATTACAATAGAATAGGGGTGTAGGAAATGAAATATAAGATGTTGTCAAAAGATGTTGAGGTGTTTAAGTATGATGGTGATTTAATCAACAACAAAGGCGAGTATTATGTTCCTATTTGGGCTAAGGAAGCTTTTGAAAAAGGTGTTTTATATTATCAAGAAACTAATGATAATGACGTTGTTGGGCTATATGTATCTATGCCTTGGAATGATATAAGGGTGAGTGTTGGCGATTACATTATCATGAGTTCGGATGGGGTTATTTTCCCTTGCAAGCCACAAATATTTGAAAAAATATATCAAAAGTCGGATGCTAAGAATATGATCGAAAGATACAAAACCTACACAACGGATGAATTTGGAGATCTTATTTGCTACGACACTAGTGAGAAGTATGCTTACCTTTGTGGATATAAAGTAGAAGGAGATAGCCACTTAGAGTTAGACATAAAAAACACTTTGATTTATCCACTTGACAAAGAGGATGGAGATACACCAATAGAAGCAATTGAAACACTAAGAGTGCACCTAATTAAGTAGGTGTATTTTTTATGTCCTGGATAAGACGTAAAACTTTCTAATCCTATCGTGACGAAAACACGTAAAAAATCGTAGGAGGAAAGCATGAAAAGAGAATGGTTAAAAGAATTAGGCTTAACAGATGAAGTACTCGACAAAATCATGGCTGAAAATGGCGCTGACATAGAGAAAGTAAAATCTAAAGTTTCTACACTTGAAACGGAAAGAGATAGCTACAAGGAACAGCTAGAAACAGCCAACAAAGAGATTAATAGCTATAAAGAAATGGATGTTGATGGCATTAAAGCTTCAGTTGAAACTTGGAAAACCAAGTATGAAACAGATACGGCAGAAATGCAGAAGAAGCTATCAGCACAAGCTTACGAATTTGCTTTAAAAGAATATATCGGTGGATACAAATTTACTAGTGATTTGGTTAAAGAAGCTGTTGTTGCTCAATTAAAGCAGAAAGAATTTAAGTTAGAAGATGGGAAATTCTTAGGCGCAGATGATTATATGAAGCAGCTTAAAGAAGCCAACCCTACAGCGTTTGCAGATGTAGAAGATAAGCAACCTACAATCACGCTACCTACTGGTGGAGCAAATAAGCCACAAAAAGGTATGCCGATTGCAGAACTTATGAAGATTAAAAACGCTAACCCAGAGTTTGACATTACACCATATTTATAAAATTTTAGGAGGAATTTACTATGGCACTATTTGATGCAAAGAATTTTAACGGAGAAGTATTTAAAGTATATGCAGACAGAACACCAAACCTTAACAGAAACGAATTATTGAGATCTAAAGCAATTAGACAAAGACAAGATATTGCAGCATCTTTTATGGACCAAGTTGGAGGTAACTATGCAGTTATCCCTATTTTTGGACGTATTGGCGGAAGCGCACAAAACTATGACGGTTCTACAGACATTACAGCAACCTCAATGAAAACTTATACACATGGTCGTATTGTAGTAGGCCGTTCAAATGCTTGGGTAGAAAAAGACTTCAGCTACGACATTACTGGTGGTGTTGATTTTATGCAACAAGCAGCAGAGCAAGTTGGAGAGTATTGGGATGATGTAGATCAAGCTACATTGTTAGCGGTATTAAAAGGTATTTACTCTATGACTGGAGCTAAAAACCTTGAATTTGTTGATGGACACACGTATGACATTTCAGCAGAAGCTACAAACAACGTATTTACAGCAACAACTCTTAATAATGCAATGCAAAAAGCATTAGGAGACAACAAAGCTAAGTTTACATTAGCTATTATGCATTCGGCAGTAGCTACAAACTTAGAAAACTTAAAATTGCTTGAATACATGAAGTATACAGATGCGAACGGTATTGAAAGAAGTCTTTCGCTAGCAACGCTTAATGGTAGACTTGTACTCATTGATGATGGCATGCCAGTAGAATTAGTTGACGAAAGCGCACCAGGTGCAGGAGATGGGTATACAAAATTCACAAGCTACGTTTTAGGCGATGGAGCAATTGAGTACACAGATTGTGGCGCAAAAGTACCATATGAAGCAGACAGAGATCCAGCTAAAAACGGTGGTCAAGATACTCTTTACAGCAGACAAAGAAAAATCTTTGCGCCTTACGGTATCAGCTTCACAAACTCTAATTTAATTTCTCCAACAGATGCACAATTAGAAACTGGATCTAACTGGTCTATTGCAAATAGCAACGAATCTACAAAAGATTACTTCCCACACAAAGCAATCCCAATCGCAAGAATTATTTCAAGAGGATAGGAGGTGTAAGGGATGGCTTATGCAGATTTTACTTACTACAAAGATGTATTTCTAGGGAATGCTATCCCTGAAAGTGACTTCCCTAGATTAGCAGAAAGGGCATCTGAAAAGGTGCTCTTTTATTGCAATGGAGCATTGACAGAAGAACAAAAAAGCACAACAGAAGTAAAGAAATGTGCATGTGCTATAGCAGAAAAGATGCACAGCAACGAGCAAGGTAGAGAAGGCATATCGCATGAGAGTGTAGGAAGTTACAGTGTAAGCTATAAATCAACTGGAGAATACTCACTTGAAAAAGATTTATATAAAATCGCAAAACTTTATTTAGCCTATACTGGCCTTTTGTATCGTGGGGTGGTCTAATGTATGCCAATGCGGATATAACCATCTACAACAAGTATTATGATATGGCAACAAGGTTAGATAAGTGGAAACGTACACAATTAAAAGGTGTTTTTTGGGATAATGTAAAAGCTGCCAATGTAAATAAAAGTGGTATGGAGAGCGCAGACGGTGTAAGTGTTCACATACCTTTCTCTTTATCAAACGGATACGTTGAGCCTAAGCTTTTTACTGGATTGGTTGATACATGGACATTGCAGATGGGTGATAAGATTTGCTTAGGCCTTATTGAAACAGACTACACAAAGATTACAGATTTAGAGAAGCAGCATAGCAATGTCCATGGCATAACAAAAGTTGATAGGAAAGATTTTGGTAGCCAACATATGCGCCATTGGGAAGTAGGTGGGGCTTAGTGGATATTGGAACTAAATTCAAAATCCATAGCTTGCAAAAATCTCTAAGTGGTAGGGGTTTGGAAGAGCGAGGAAGAGTGCAGAAATTCATCGACAGTGAGGTTCTAAGGAAAAGCGAGCCATACATTCCAATGGATACTGGAAAACTAAAGCAGAGTGGAATTAGTGGCACTACAATAGGTAGTGGTAAGGTTGTCTACAATAGCCCATACGCAAGATATCAATACTATGGAAAAGTTATGGTAGGGAGCGCACCTAAAAGGCTTACAAGCACAAATTTAAGCTATCACGCAGGAGATTCAAGGCGAGGTTCCTATTGGTTTGAACGAATGAAAGCTGACCATGTGGGTGATATTCTGAAAGGTGCAGCTAAAATGTTAGGAGGTAGGACATGACAATTATAGAAAGCATAAGAAACTATTTCCTCACATGCCAATTGCTTGGGGATGGGCGAATAAATGTAGACTATTTGGGAGATGTACCAACGGAGTACAATATTGATTCTGTACCTACAAACCCTATTGTTCAGAGGTTTTCGGATGGTGGGTCTAAACGTCAATTTACATTCGTTTTTTCAAGTAGGGAGTATTGGGGCCAAGATACATTGCAAAACATGGAGAACAATGGCTTCTACGAGGAATTAAGCGACTGGCTAGAGACAAATGGAACGCTTCCTATTATGGAAGATGGCAAGAAAGCAGAAAAGGTTGAGTGTTTAACGTATGGGTACCTGATGGGTAATTCAGCAGATAATGCTCAATACCAAATACAACTTAGATTGATTTATATTCAAGATTATAGGAGGTAGTTATATGAACGGAACACTAGTACAAAGAAGTGACAAGGTGGCCTTTTACGGTGTGGTTAGTGGGGCAACAACCACGTATCACAGAATGCAAGGTTTTACTGATATGAATAAATCATTAAATCCAACAGAGTATAGTAGGCAATATGTTGATGAAGCCTTTGAGCAAACCGACGTTGTGCGTTATTCCCCTTCATTTGCATTTACATTTGACCAATATAAGGGAAATGCAGTGCATGATGATATTGCGAAATTAGCAGATGACGAAGTTGTTGGAACTTCTGCAGTAAGAAGTATTATACTAGTAGATTTCACAAAAGAAGCTACTGTAACACCTGGCACTTTTGAAGCTATTAAAAGAGATTTCTCGGTTATCGCAGAAAGTGAAGGTGGCTCAACGGATGCTTACACCTACAGTGGAACGCTAAGGGTAAAAGGTGAGAAAATTAAAGGAACAGCAGAAACAACAGACGATTGGCTTACGCTAACGTTTACAGAATAAGCTTAATAAAAGAAAGAGAGGTATAACCCTATGATTAAAGTTAAAATACAAGATGTAGAAGTAGAGTTAGATTTTGATGTAGAGGATGCAGATTGCATGGAGAGATACGAAGAAGCGTTAAAGGCTATGCAGGAGCAAGCCAAAGATATTGATGAAGGCAATAAGTCAATGTCTGTAAAACTTAGAGAATCATGCGAAAAAGTCTTTGATTTTTTCAACCATGTATGTGGAGAGGGAACAGACAAGATTCTTTTTGGAAACAAAGTAAATTATAGGATTTGCTTTGGGGCCTTTGAATCGTTTATTGCAGAGACAAATAGTAAAATAACAGACCTTACGCAGGAAGTTGAGACAATAAAAAATAAATACTCTCAAAACAGGGCGCAAAGGCGTGCAAAATAATATCCTTATAGACCTACTACCAAGGTCTATATCAATCAAAGGGGTAGATGTTCCTATTAATTCAGACTTTAGGACATCTATCCTTTTTGAGTTATTGATGCAAGATGCAAGCATAAAAGCAGAAGAGAAGATTTTTAATGCAATAGACTTATATTTTAACGAATTACCAAAAAATATAGCCAGCAAGGCAGATTTAGAAGTAGTAACCAATGCAATGTTAGAGTTTTATGCTAACACAGAAATAAAACCAACTAGCGAAAAAAATATTAGTGCCACTAGGCATAAAAAAATCTATTGCTTTAACCAGGATGCAGACTATATCTATTCTGCCTTTCTAAGTCAATATGGGGTGGACTTGCAAGATATAGAATATATGCACTGGTGGAAGTTCAAAGCTATGTTTAAAGCTCTCAAAAGCGATAATGAGATAGTTAAAATTATGGAGTATCGCTCTATTGAGATTACAAACGATATGAGCAAGCAACAAAAGAAATTCTATAGAAAAATGAAACAAGTATACGCTTTAAAAGACAATAGAACAGAAGTAGAAAAAGAAAAAATGGTTGCAGATACATTGAGCAGCTTATTTTAGAAGGTGATAAAGTGGAAAAAGAATGGTATATATGCCCTTATTGTGGACAAAAGATACTTCAACATACCAAAGAAGCAGTAAGCAAGGGCTTTTTTATTAAGTGTAAGAAATGTAAAAAAGAAATAGAGATTAAGAAAGAAAAGTAAGAGCCATTGAGCCATCACGAAAAGAGGTGGTAGCATGGCAGACGGAAGTATAGTTATTGACACCAAGGTTGATAGTAGTGGATTTCAGAAGGGCCTAAGTGGTTTAGGTGGTATTGCTAGTAAAGGTCTTGCAGGAGTAACTAAGGCTATAGGAGCCGTAAGCGCAGGTATTTTAGCAGTAGGAACCTACGCAGTAAAAGTTGGTAGCGACTTTGAGGGAAGTATGTCACAAGTGGCAGCGACAATGGGAATCACAAGTGACGAAATTAGAAATGGTTCCCAAGCATTTGAATTGCTTAGTAGTGCAGCTAAAGAAGCAGGCTCAACCACTCAATTTAGTGCAAGCGAAGCAGCAGAAGCATTAAACTATTTAGCCTTGGCTGGATATGATGCTGAAAAGTCTGTTGATGCCTTGCCTACTGTTTTAAACCTAGCAGCAGCAGGAGGGCTTGATTTAGCCTACGCTTCAGATATGGTTACAGATAGCATGTCTGCCCTAGGGCTAGAAATGAGCGAGTTAAACACATTCACAGACCAGCTTGCGAGGGCTAGTCAAAAATCGAATACCGATGTAAGCCAGTTAGGGCAAGCAATACTTACCGTAGGTGGTACAGCTAAAGCCTTGGCAGGTGGTACTGTAGAATTAAATACGGCCCTAGGAATCCTTGCAGATAATGGAGTAAAGGGGGCCGAAGGTGGTACAGCTCTTAGGAATATGATTCTATCATTATCAGCCCCTACAGATAAAGCAGCTAAAGCAATGAAAAGTCTAGGCTTAGAGGTATTTGATGCAGAAGGGAATATGCGCCCCCTAAATGATGTTTTCCAAGACCTAGATAAATCCTTAGAAGGGATGACAGAGGGGCAGAAAACACAAGTCTTAAATGAAATATTCAATAAAGTTGACTTGAAATCAGCAAATGCTTTATTGACCAATAGTGGAGAACGGTTTGAAGAATTAGCAGGCTACATCATGGATTCAGATGGTGCAGCAGCGCAAATGGCTGAAACTATGAACGACAATTTAAAGGGCCGTTTAAAAGAGTTAGCTTCTGCAGCAGAAGGGCTGGGAATACAACTTTATGAATCTATAGACAACCCACTTAAAGACGTTGCAGAAACAGCTATAGACATGGTAAGACAATTAAGCACAGCATTTACAGAAGGTGGCATGGATGGGCTTGTAACAGCTCTAGGTGATGTATTAGCACAAGCTATATTAAAAATAGCAGAAGCAGCACCTTTGGTTGTAGACACAGCAGTAAATCTTATTAATTCCTTTGTGGATGGAATAGAAAATAATTTAGATAGCATTGTAGATGCAGCACTCAATATAGGTGAAAGTCTAATAGTTGGTATATTAAAAATCGTTCCTAGGTTGCTAGGAGTAGCTATACAAATTATAGCTAAGTTGGCAGAGGGTATCGCAGAATCCATACCAGGATTAGCAGACACAGCCAGTCAAACAATGTCTAGCTTTACAGAGTTTGTATTAGATAACCTCACAATGCTTTTAGATACTGCGTTAGTGTTAATACAAGCCTTAGCAGAAGGGCTTATAGTAGCCCTACCAAGTCTTATAGAATCGGCTTTGGATATAGTTTTAGGGCTTGTAGAGTACATCTTAGACAACATAGACGTTGTTATAGATTGTGCGTTAAACATCATCATAGCTTTAGCAGAAGGACTTATAAAGGCTTTGCCGAAGCTTGTAGAGAAAGCTCCAGTTATAATACAAAAGCTTGTCGAGGGTATTATAAGGGCGTTCCCTAAGATTGTAGAAGCAGCAGGGCAATTAATAGCAACATTAGTAACCTCTATCTTAAATTTATTGCCTAAGATACTTCAATCAGGGATAGAAATTATAGGTTCGCTCGTTAGTGGGCTTATACAAAGCTATTTCATGGTTAAAAAAGCAATAGATGACACCATTAACAAAATAGCTAGCACTTTCAAAAACTTTAACTGGATGCAACTAGGTAAAGATATTATAAGTGGGCTAATAAATGGTATTACATCTATGGCCAGCAATGTTGTCGGTGCTGTTAAAAATATTGCAGATAATGCAATTAGTTCAGCTAAGAAAGCTTTAGGCATACGCTCTCCTTCTAGGGTTTTTAGAGACGAAGTAGGTAAAATGGTAGGCGAGGGTATGGCAGAAGGTATTGAGGGCACAGAAGGGCTTGTAGAGGATAGTTTAAACGACTTATCGGATAAGATGATTAATGCTACGAAGTTAAGTAGTCTTGTGGATAAAATGAGCGCAACGGTTGATATATCCACTAGCAATGTGCCAAGTAGTGCTTTTAGTGGCGGTTCATCAATCAGTAATTCTACAACCGAGACAAATAACAATACTACAAATACTACACTTCAACCGATTTTTAACATCTATAGCCAAAGTGGAAATCCTAAAGAAATTTCAAGAGAGATTCAAAGCACTTTAAATAACTACAATAGAGCAATGGGGGTGTAAAATGGCAGACTTAAACATCACTAGGGTTGGGGGCTTTGCTTTCAACTCTTTGGTTATCGACAACGACACAAGCGAGGACATAATTTTAATAGATGTGGATAGAGATGCATCCCCTAATTTGCTCTATTACGACTTTTCAGTGCCTGGCAGAAATGGATCTAGCCAAAAAGACAATCGATATGAGAATAGGGTTGTAAAAATAGTCGTGGGTGTATATGCAGAAACTCCACAGCAAAGAAGAATTAAAGAAAGGGATTTCTTGGAGCAAATAATCGGCAAACAAGGAAGATTGTTCTTTAAAGATATGCCTGATTTATTCTTTTTTGCTAAGGCTTATGACAAAATAACAAGGGAAGAAGATGTAATCTATACAAAGCTTACAATAAGTTTTCTCTCTTCCTTCTGTATGTATGAGAAGTATGACGATTTAAGAGACTACACTGTAGATGAATTAAGTCAATTCACTGTAGACGACTTAGAGGGTATTTTAGTTAATAGACAGCAATGGGATAGCATTACAGGGCCTACGATTAAACAAATAAGCAACCATGGCAACTTTGAAACGCTACCAATCATACAAATAGAGGGCACAGCTACAACCTTGCAAATGCAAATAGGGAATGTAGCTTTTTCTTTGTTCAATATTGCAAATGAAACAATTTATGTAGATAGCGAAAAAATGATTGTTTATAA